GCCTCGGTGTCGGGACCGATGACCGCGGCGCGGTCGGAGTCCGGCACTTTGGACTTGTTGAGGAGGCGCCGGGCATCGATCAGCGCCCGCGGGTTGTCCCACTCGCGCCCGCTGGTCGAGCCGACCTCGTGGCCGAAGTCGGCGATCGCCTGCGCGATGAGCAGGGCGTCGATCTTCAGGCGGATCGCTTCGACGGCCGGCACGATGAGCTGCTCGTGGAAGTCGGCGATGTCGAGCGTCCACTGCTCCGACGTGACGTTGAACGAGACGTCGAGCAGCTTGTCGAGGGTGACCGCGAAGCTGTCCTCTTTGGCGTCCTGGATCTGGAGGCCTTCGCCGCGGCTGTATTCGTCGGCCTCGAAGACGGCCGGCTTGCGGACGGTGATGGTGTCGCCCACCGCGCCGTCGAAGTCGGCGTCGTAGTTGCGGAATACGAGGCCCGCCATGACGACGGTCTCGTAGAGGGTCGCGTACGCGTAGCGAGACACGACCTCGGGGGTGATGAATTTGTTAGCGATTCAGCAGCACATCCTTTGGTCTAAGCGCGCGACTTCCTCACCGCCTCGCGGATGGCCTTGGGGTCATCCAGCGAGGAGATGTCGTCCGCGTCGTTGGGGTTGTCGTCGTCGTCACCGCCGCCGCCTGGCTTGGCCTTGCGCTTGGAGCCCTTGCTGGCGAGGTAGCTCTTCTTTTTGAGCACCTCTCGCAGGGACTTCTCGATCTCGGCCTCTGTGCCGTCTGCGGCGTTCTCGGGGAGGAAGTGGTGAGCGTCGTCGGGGTCGTTGAACTTCAGGCGTTTCGCGACCTTCGAGACTTTGGTGTTGCGCACGTGGGTGGCGAGCTCGGCCTCGGCTTTCTCAGCCCGGTCGATCGCCTCATCGCGCTCCTTCTCGGTCGACTCATGGAGGTCTTTCCATTTGCCGGACTCTTCCGCCTGTTTCTTGCGCCCCTCGCGGTCCTTCTTCGAACGTTCGGAGGCCTCCCGCTTGAGGCGGTTGAGCTCCTTGCGCTCTTTGTCGGTCAGCGGCTCGTCGTCGGAGCTGTCGTCATCGTCGGAATCGTCATCCGAATCCGAGTCCTCGTCATCATCCGAGTCCTCGTCGCTGTCATCGTCGTCTGAGCCGCCGTCGTCGTCGTTATCGGAGTCGTCGTCCGAGTCGTCGTCGTCGGGTGCCCCTCCAGCGATTGGTGCGAGGTGCCAGGCCATGCCCAGGCTCCCCATGCCGAACTTGCGTACGGCGTAGGTGACCACCTCGAACCGGAACTTCTCCCGGTGGAGACGGCTTTTGACACGGGCGATGACACGCGACCAGAGGCCGCGCAGCTTGGCGGTGAGACTCACTTCATTCCTCCTGTGTATGGCCAGCGGGATTTGTGTTCCCCCGCACCTACGCGGGCGCCTAGCTGGTCTCGGCGAACACGGCAGACAACCCCCGGCCGTGGGCGGGCGCCGGACAAGCCGGCGGGTAAGTTCGTGAGAGGAGAGTCAGCGCGGCGTTGGGGCACCTACTCGGCACCGGCCGGACTGACCGTGGAGCTACCGCCAGAAGCGGCCGTGTGCGGACTGGCTGTCTTGGTGGACAACCGATGTCTCGCGCTTGATCTGTCGCCCGTACTGGTCCCGCTCGGACTCGTCGCCGGAGACGTAGACCAGGTTGATCGCCGATGCGGGGGTCGTGCCAAACACGTTGGTCACGACCGCCTGGTGTTCGTCGCCTACTGCATCGACGTACACCACCGCGTCGCCTATCTGTGCGGCTTTGCGCTCGTTCGTCATGTGCTCACCTCCTCTCTTGAAGAAGGCGTATAGCGGGGGTCGGATTCGAACCGACGACCTCTCGGGAATGAGCCGAGCGGGCTACCTGACTGCCCCACCCCGCGGCGTAAGTTGGGTGCTACGGCGCGACCGGTTCGGGCTCTTCGAACGGCACTTCGGGCGCCGAGAAGGTGCCGATGTCCTTGACGATCGCCGCCAGCTCTTCGTCGACCCGGTCCTGGGACCAGTCGGGGTGCCGTTCCTTGATCGCGGTTTCGCGGGAGAGGATCTCCGCCGCGATCTCCTGTGCGATCCGGGCGACCTGCTCGTCCTCGTCGATCGGCAGCGAGTCCTTGCGCTCGATCGCGGGCGGCTCCTGGGCGCTCGACCACTGATGGCCGAAGCCGCCGCTCTCCTCGGGGAGCTGGTCGACCATCTGGGCGGCGGCGAGCATCTTGGGGACCTCTGCGTCCCAGCCTCGTGCCTTGCCCTCGGCCGCCAGTATCGAGTCGAGCAGGCGAGCGCGGAGCGCGGGGCCCGTCTGCGCGCCTTCGGTGAAGCGGCCCACCAGCTGCGGTGCCACCCGGGCGCGGGTGAGGGCGATGTCGGCCAGGTGCTCGGCCCATTCGATCAGGGCCGAGGCGTCGAACTCCCACTCCAACTGGATCAGCGGCTGGGTCGGGTTGTCGGGGTCGCCGTCGGTGGCCGAGCGTACGAAGACGTCGGTGCCGTCGGGGAAGTTGCCGCGCTCGTCGAGCATGTCGGGCGTGACGATCGCGCGTTTCTTGCCGGTCAGCCGAGCGTTCTCGGTGCCGACCGTGGAAGCCTCGTTGAGGGCGAGCAGGAAGTCGCTGATGCCGGCGTAGTCCGAGCGTCCGGTCGCCGGGCTGGCGCCGCGGCCGTTCAGCACCCGGCCGGCGAGCAGCACGTCGAGGGTGGTGTTCCACTCTTCCTCAAGGTCGGCGGTCTCGGGGTGGTCGGTGAGCGCCCGCTCGTCGCCGAGGCTGCGGTCGGCTTCGGTCTCCTCGCCGCCGCTGGAAGCGCGGTAGACGGCGTTGACGATGCGGCCGGGTTCCTGGTACTCGACGTAGCGCCAGATCGCGTCCTCGTCGCCGTCGTCCTTCGGGCACTCCAGCCGTTCGACGAAGGCAACGGCGGCGATCTGGCGACCGGCCATCAGCACGTAGACGTCGAGGCGCGAGCGCCATTCGATCGTCGGGTGCGGCATGCTGCGGTCGGAGACGATCCGCCACCACACCTGGCCCTCGGAGGAAGCGACCTTGACCGCCTCCTGCAGCTCGTCGGGGACGGCGTTGGACTCGATCAGGGCGTCGAGCGCCTCCTGGTCGCCATCCTGTGCAGCGGTGAAGGTCGGCGCTTCGCCGTAGATCATGTCGGCCCAGCAGCCCGGGATCCGTTCGCCAAGAGGATCGACCACGTAGGTGCGGTCGGCATCCCAATCGACCTCGCGGCGCAGCACGTCGCGATCGGAGACGCGGAAGGCACGGTGCAGCCGCATGTCGCGGCGGGCACGCTGCTCGCGCTGGGGCGGCCAGGTCTTGCAGCCCTCGAGCTGAGCCTGCAGGCGCTCGATCGCCTCAGCCACGGATGCCCCTTGCCCGGGCGCGGGCGGCGGCGCGGCGAGCGGCAGGTGACAGCTCGGAGGCCTTCGGCCCCTTCGCCTGCTCCATCTGCTCCTCGATCATCTTGCGATGTGCGCGGGCGATCGGCGCCGCTCCGGCAATCAGCGAGTCCACGGCGTCGTCGTCTCCCTTCTGGAATTTGCCCTGCTCGTCCTCTTCGTAGCCGCGGAGCTGTTCGCCGAGCTCGACGTTCTCCGGGCTGATGGCGAGGATGCGGGTGGTCTCCTCGGCGAGGGTGCGCTTCATCAGGAGGCGGAGGTACTTGACCGTCATCTCCTTGTACTCGCCGAAGGCGACCGGGTAGGTGTTCGGCCGGCCCCTGCGCTTCACGGGGTTGTGGTGGCCGAGCTTCTGTTCTGCGATACGGCGGAAGGTTCGGTTGCTCTGGGCGAAGGATGCGTCGTAGCGCTCCTCTGCGAGCCAGTGCGGATAGCGGGCGGCGCTGGCCAGGAGCGCCTCAGTGATGTCCTCGGGGTCGGCGCGGCTCAGCGCGACCGCGCTCGGCGGCACCCAGAGCCCGCCGCGCTCCAGGCCCCACATGACGTGGCCGCGGGTGGCGAAGTCCCCCCAGTCCACGCCGAGCGCCAGGCCCTTGGAGGCGCGGCTGTTGAGGCGCAGGACCGGCGTGGGCATCTTGCCGCGCTCATACATGCGGTTGAAGTCGCGTCCCCGGGCAAACACCGCGTCGATCGCCGTGGAGTCGAACACCCAGGGCCCGGGCGGTCGGGCGTCCCAGTTGCCGTCGAGCAGCTGCTCCTGCTCCTGGGGGTCGAGCTGTTT